CTACAACCATCGTAATTTCAGTGTCTGTCAGATTGGTTTTAGCAGCGTCTTGTCCACGCTCGTACTGATCAACAGTGATTACAGGTTCTTTAATGATTTTAACGGTGTCACCAAAGCCAGAAATCTCACCTGCATAATCCGTATTGGTAATAGCTTCAATTACAGAAGCTTTACGGAAAAAGTTGAGTACTTGTTTGGAATATAACTGGGGCAACCAGTTAGTAGAACCGTTAAAGTTAGTTGGGGTTGACGTAAATTCAAACCCCTGATCGGATGTGTTTAAAGCCATTTGTTATCTCCTAAGTAGAAAAGTTAGCCTCGTACAACACGTCCTTCAATCATAGCTTCACGAATGTCTTCTTCGTATTTATCAAACTGATCTAAGGACATCTTGCCGATTTCTGATTCAGTCCAAATCCTACCTTGCTGGGGATCTAAGTTAGTTGTTTTTGTAGATACCATATCAGCTGCAGAGCCTTCCTGTTTTTTCTTAGGTCGGCCACGATTTGAACTTCTATTGTTTTGTCCTTTACCTGTTTCTAACTTGTATAAATCTAGAGCTTTGACGGCTAAAGTTACATTATCAGGATTGTTATAAATCCAATCTTGAATTTGATCTGGTTGTTCCTGCGCCCACTCATGAAAACCATCGTCCCCTCTGATTTCATCAAAGTCTGGATGTCTCTCTTTCAACGCTGTCTCAGCTTCTCGTTGAGCAATTTGAGCTTCTCTCTGTTCAATAACAGAAAGTTTAGATCGTAGTGCTTCTACTTCTTGCTGACTTCGCATGTGTGCTACAGTTTCTACCGTATCATAAAGATCAGGATACTCTTCTCTAAACTTTTCTAAATCCTCTTGAGACTTAGGAGCTTGGTACTGAGGCTCAGCCGTTCTAGCTTGCTCCAGTAATTCTTGCTCTTTTCGTTTAAACTCGTTGAGCTTCTGATCATAGTGCTTCTTTAAATCATCATATCTTTTTTTATAGTTAGAACCTTCTACTGATTCTTCTTCCGCAGGGGCCGCTTGTTTTTTGCGGGTGGCCTGCTTTTGAGGGGCATCATCTTCATAAAATAAAGTATCTGCTTTGGCCTGTCGTGGGCCATCTGGCGTATGCCAAGCTTTCTTCATGTTATAAGGATTTGATGTTGCTTCCTCTTCTTGTAAAAGTTGTTCGGACATGTTGTTTTCCTTTTCTACGGGGCTTGTTTCTTGCAAGGTAGCCAATTTTAAACGTCTTTAAAAAATTTGGGGCTTGATACTACAAGGTAGCCGTACTATTAATATAAACGATTTCCCATAAGGCTAGGCATTCTGTTAGCGCCTAACATGTTATTATTAATCTCTTCCTCTTCTTGAGTCTGTTGTAGTCCAAAACCAGATACCAGTTTATTAGGTTCTTCAACAGCCATAGGAGGAGACAATATACCGCCCATTGCCTTTTGGGTTCGTGCTATGCCACCATCTGCCATTCGCTCTGCGTTATCCATCATTGTCTGAAGATTGTCAGCGCCAATTTCACTGGTAGCTTTTTCGGTGACTACAAATTCTCCGTCGCTTAATCGCGCAGGTATAGAATCTGATACACCGTCTCCGGGGCCTTCAACTTTTCCAGCTCCCGAAAATTCTGATGCAGTCATTACGACCTTATCAAAAATCTCACTGAGCCTTGGATCTGATTCCAAAGCTCCCATTAAATAATCTTGTTCGCTATCGTCTAGAGATTCCCCTAGTACATAGCCCATATAGTCATCTTCCATCTGAACATCTGGAAGTTGTGACTCTTCTGCCATAGCCTGCTCTTCAGGCGTATAAGTATCAACAGGCATTTCTTCTTCCATGCTCATCTCAGGTGGCACAAGCATTGAGCCGCCTTCAGCTTTAGTAGATCTTTCTTTTTCTTTTTCTTCCTCTTCTTTGGGTCTTTTACCCGTGGGAGGCTTGGGCATATTTCTACGTGCTTCTGCTCTTATTTGACTCATAGGAATTTTTTCACCTTCCCAATACCATTGATCGTTAATGGTATGATAATCTCTGCCTTCTTTAGGCCACTCTGAGTCTACACCCCGAGAGGCTCCTCCCTTAGCTTTAGGAGTCCTATCTTCTTCTTTAAATACATTCATTTTTACTTCTTGATCTACGTTCTGTGTCTGCTGTTGAAAGTTTTGTTGAATACGTTTTTGTTGTTCAGGTGACTCAGCCGCTTCCATTTCTTGTTTATATGAGTTATACATCATTCGGAAAGAATCTTCGTCAGACATTTCATTGCTTTTTGTTTCTTTGTTCAGCATACTTTTACCCATCTTTCCTCTCCATTGCTTCTTTAACGCTGTCCTTGAGGCTCTCTAACTTAACCAGAGAACTCAGCCTCCCCTGACTGCGGAACAGCTCCAGTTCCGATGTTGCCACCGCCAGTACCTGTAGCTCCAAGGTCTTGGCCTTGAGGAGGTACTCCTTCAGGGGCTCCCATACCTCCGGGTTGTTCACCACTGGGGCCAGCTTCCGGGCTAGTTGCTTGTCCAACATTATTTTGCATTCCTATAATTTGAGCCATAAGCGCAGCCTCTTCTGGATCGTTGATTAATTCATCTGGATCAAGATCAAGACTGTACGCAAGCTCACTAATCAGCTTATTCATCTTAATAAATGGTGCAATAGCAGGATTTTGAGCAGTTTGTAGGAACATAGTAAGCCGTTGACTACGTACTTCCTTCTGCATTAAGCTATTAGTACCTGTTGCTTTTACTTCTAAATCGCCTTTTACATCTAATTTAGATTCTAAAAACTGCATATTCCACTGGAAATAAGCCTCACCCATAGGCTTTAACAAGAAATCATCAAGGTTTTTAATAACAGTTTTAATATTAAGGGATGCTGCGCCAAGTAGCATGGACATACCTGAAGCAGTTCGCGTCATGCTTTGGACGCCTGTCTGACCATGTGAATAGCTTGGAATACCTGTTTGTTCGTCTGCAAGCTGTCTGAATTTATCAAACATCATCATGTTTTCTTGTGAGGTATTAGGAAACTTTAAGCCATTAATTGCTTGTCCGGGCATTCCTGCCTGTCTTCGGAATACTTTACCCGGATAAATCTCCATGCTTTGACCACCTACAAGCGCAGTTTCGTCTACATCAAAGACTAAAGACCCTGATAACGCTAGGTTGTCTATTGCCATACGAGCATGACCGTTCATGATCTTCTGAGAATCATCCATGTTTTCAGCGACCCCAATGCCAAAGAAGCTGTAGGGGTTTCTTTCGTATGGAAAGGCATGATAAGGCAACCTGAAAGGCGTGAAGGGATTGACTACTGCTCTTAACATTTGACCATTGCAGATCCAAGCATTAACTTGTACTTCATCTAGGTCATCTACTTCATCTGGTATATCCATACCAACTTGGCGAGCATATTCAGCATCGATTACTCCCCAATACTCTAGAACTTCAAACTGACCCGCACCTGTTTCTTCAGTGCGGTTATCATCTTTTAGTTCTTGTTCGTAGTCTTTTTCTTCGTAGTTAGGCCCTAAAGACAAAGCCTGACGAATAGCATCTTTATTAAAGTAAGGCATCTTAGCTAGAGACCGTATTTTAGTACGGTTCATACGATGTCTATGAAAAACATACTCTGCTTCGTTTATGTTCGTAGCATTTGGATCAGGGAAAAAATCCCAAATGCTGACAAACTCAATACGAGGAACGCGCACATCAATTGGAGAATATCTTCTAGATCCTTCTTCATCTTCTTCCCAGCGACTTAATGTTTTATTAAAATTAAATGGTCCTTTTACAATACCTGTTCCAAATAACGAAGATTCAAAAAGAGCGTTTCGTATTTCACTGGCTCCATTAGACTCTTCAATTTGATCATGTATTAATTTTTCTAAACGTCTAGCTGCTTCTTTAGCAGGGCTTACTTGCAGGGCTTGTGGGCTTGGACTTGGACCGTCCGTAAGTTTTTCGCTTGCTGCGTTTTCAAGTGACGTTTCTTCAAACCTTCCTGACCCGTAGGTCGCTCCCGGCTTAAGTACACGGCCATCACCTTCGTAACCAACGTCAAAAGGATTCTCCTCTTTCTTTTCTGGGAACTCTTCTTGGCTTGTTTCAATTCCCGGTAAAGGATTTTGAGGATCTAGGTGAGCGTACTCACTGATACCTTCTGGTACTTTTGTTTCAGTAATACCGATAGGAAATTTGTTACCACCAAAGATAACATCTACAAGCTGCCCGAAGGCCGCAAGAACTTTAGTCTTAGTTACTTTAACAAAAACCCTAGACTTTTCAGATTCTCTAAAGCGTACATTCTTTCCATATAACCCACGATAATTATGATAAGCCGTAAGCCACCGCTGTTCATCTATGTCCCTTGCACGCTCTGCTTGATCAAAGCGATCTGCAAGAAGACCAACAAAGTTATTCCGTAGAGATTCCTCTAGAGTTAGTTCTAGACCTTGTTCATCTTCTATTTCTTCAAAGTAAATACTGTTAGATGTTAAGCTATTTTCTATCGGCATATATTAATATCCAAAATCTGCATCAGCAGGTGTATAAGCTTGCTCAAGGCGTAGGTGTCTTAGTTGAGCCAATGGGTCGTTTACTCTTGGTCTTGACATAATAAGATACCTTAAAGCATCATAAGCATGATCAGGCGCATGAGTATCGACATCTTCAGGATTAGATTTATCCAAAGGAATACCTTGAAGCTCGCGTATCAGGCTAGGACAGCTACTGAAAATCTGTAATCTTGGGCGTCCGCTTGGCTGTAGTCTCAAGTATTCGTGAATTTGAATCTTACCTTGTATTCTGTTTTTATCTGCTCTTCTTAGCTTATGGCCCTGTCGTACTAATGATTCTCCGACTGTTGGACCTGTAGTCCCAGTACGGGACCATGCTGCAGTGTCTAAAACCCCTTGAACAGAAAAAGGGTCAGAAATCTCCATCTCTGTTATTATAGCGCCTAATTCGTGTCCTGTCAAGCCTTTACGGTATAATTCTCTATATATTATTAAAGTACCATCACTTGGATCTATAGCCGCCCATATACAGGCTGACTCGCTAGCATAACCATAGTCAATACCCTTAACTCTTTCCCAGTGCATCGGGATTTGAAATGGCGGTATTACATGGTTTTCTAAGCTAAATTCGGTAAAAGCCGCCCCCTCGTTAACGTCCCAATTACCTTCTAATAGCTGTTTGCGTTGCGTAGGGGGCAAAGCTTTAAGCATTTGCTCGTAACGTCCATCTGTAGCTAGAAATGGATTGTCTTCTAAACGAGCTGGTATAAACTTTCTTGTAAGTCCATCGTGACCTAGAAAGCTTTTATCTGGGTCTGATGGCTCAATATATCTTTTCTTTACCCAGTGAGCACCAACGCCACCGGGGTTAGCTGTACAACGCATGTAAGGAACAATCTCACTATCTGTTGTACGT